CAGAAGCTACTTTTGACCAAATGGTTGAAAGTCAGAAACAAGGAGCAAGAATTCGAGATTTAACCGCAGAATCTACCCCAGGTGAAGCAGCTACAGTGGAACCAACGGTAGGTACAGCCGACACACCGTCAGAAGGATTAACACCTGCTGAAAAAGAACATCTATCTAAAAATCTCGGATTTGATGAAGCCACCATAGCTAAAATAGAACGAGAAAAGAAATCGAAATCGTCTGCCGCAGGTGAAGGTCAATTAAGTTTATTTCAACCAGGAATTGACACAACTAGTGTTAACACCAATTTACAAAGTGATATAAGCAACATTCAGCAGATAACAGATAAAAATCAAATGGATATGTTTTCCACTACTAAATTGTCTAGTATATTGGATAATACAGTAGCAGAAGGAAAATTAGAAATGGTTTCACCAGAAACTGGAGAACCTGGTACAATACAAGCAAAAATAGAAGAACAAGTGGAAATTCTTCGCACTATTGCTGATACTTTGATTGGTAGTAAAACTACAGAAGAAAAGCAATTAGACATGTTTGAGTCACAGACCGAATTGTTGGAAACTCAAACAAACATAGAAAAAGAACGAGATGCAGAAGCTGACCGAGAACAAGCCTATGATTCTGCTAAAGAAGAAGGAGTTGCCACAGCTAAGACTGAAAGTGTAATCCCTGAAAAAATTGCATCTGCAACACCTGTAGAAGCAAAATTAGAATCTGCCGATACTACTAGTACGTCGAATACACCGGGGGGAGAAAGTGGAGGCGGAGTAGGTAGTATGATTGGTGGTCTAGCTAAAAAATTCCTATCTAGAAAACTCGGCGGCTTGGTAAAAGGCGGAAAGTTAGGAAAAATGGGTGGTATGCTATTTAAAGGTCTTGGAAAAGTTGGAAAACTGGGAGGTTTAGGGACCGTAGCCGGATTAGCAGGAACAATGTTACCTGGCATGACCGGAGGTATGATGGGTTCCGGTGACGACGCAACTGTTGGAGGATTAGTAGATGATGTTGGCGGATCTCCTGTATCAGCACCTAGTATACCCGGAAAAATGCCTGGTAAAGCCGGCAAAGGAATAGCTGGTATTGGGAAAAAACTTCTAGGTGGCGCCGGCGGCATGTTATCTAAAGGTCTTGGCATGAGTAAAGGATTATTATCCAAGGGACTAGGTAAAGGATTAATGAAAGGCGCCGGCAAATCATTATTAAAGAAAATCCCAGGTATTGGTTTAGTTGCGGGATTAGGCTTCGGAGCTTCTCGTTTAATGAGCGGTGATTGGAAAGGTGCTCTAGGAGAAGTGGCATCTGGTGCAGCCGGAACTATTCCGGGTATTGGAACTGCTGCTAGTGCAGCAATTGATGCGGGATTAGCAGTACGGGATGCCTCAGCTACTCCTGGTGTTGAAGCAGCAGCAAATACAGGACAGGCGCTGGAGGGAATGACAGAGAGTGCTGCTCCTCCATCTGCTCCTCCAGCGCCTGTGATACCAGCTTCTGTTACTAACAATATTTCGTCACCCGGTGGTGCTGGCCCAACAACTAATGCTGCACCAGCATCTTTACGTCACACTGAAAACAGTTTCATCCGTTTCCAAGATAAACGTGTATCTCGGGTGGCTTAATCTTCAGCTAACTTTGAAAAGTAGCTGAGAGTATCATCATCATCCTCATCTGGAATAGATGACTTAACTTGGGGCGCCCGTGCAACCCGCGGAGCCGGAGCCTCTGCCACTGGCTCATGTTCCATTCGGCTTTCAGACAACTTATCGGCAGTCACACCTGCACCTGGGCTACCCTTTAATACCAATTCCAACTTCTTCTTCAAATCTTCATAACTCTTGAAGTTCTTAGGATCCAGGAATTCTTGAAGAGAATGCTGCTGATTCCAGATGGCTTCAATTTCACTGTCATCCTCAGCAATTGATGAAACTGTATCAAACTCGGACTTATCATAGTTCCGATATCCTTCAACATTGCGAATCTTCAGCTTGAAGTTAGCACCCTTCCAGAAATCAAACGGATTCGTCGGATCCTCATCTTCAAACTGAGGCTGCATCACATCCTTAATCTTATCGAAAATCTTCTTGCCAAACTTGTAGAGGAACACCTTGCCCTCGTTCTGAGGATTAGCTGAATCCTTGACAACAAGAATGTTAGAGATGTATGTGAGCTTACGCTTTTGCTTACGAGCAATTTCCTTGTTACTCTCGACACCTGAATTCCAAAGTTCTGAATTCAATTCAGATACAGGATCAGGGAGATTCAATGTGGTCAAGCTGTTCTCAATATACCAGCGACCTGATGGACCTTGAAATCCATGATTCCAAACACGTACCCAGGGAAGTTCCTCTCCCTTCGGCGGCGGAAGAAAGCGAATAACGGCGTACCCATTACCTGCCTTATCTACAGCCGGACTCCAGAAACGGTCATCATCACGACGCTCTCCGCTCGCTGGCTTTGCAATCTTTTCAACCTCTTTCATGAGGTTATCGAAGTTGCCACGATTCTTACGTAAATCTGATAAACTTGTGAACGACATGTGTATCTCCTTGTATAACGGTGTATGAAATGTGTATAACGCTGTGTGGTCCTACCATGATATTGTTACCGCTCATACTCATCTTCATCATCATGTGAATAGGCTTCGTCAAAATAATCTTCATCAAATTCATCGTCGTCAATCATATCATAGATTGCCTTCCGATGCTTGCTGAATTTATCTTTTTCAATTTTCTTGGGCTTTTTGAAATCACGATAATCTTCTTCGTAATCCCAATCACGATTTCTACTCATAGAATGCCTTCTGTGTAATCATGAAAAACTTGTCCTTGTCTATTTTGATGAAGGGTGAATATTTGTGAATCAGTCTTGAAGTAGATGTCCACACAGGATCCATCACAAGATTATCATCTACTTCATTACTAAATCTATATAGTTTATTTAGAATTACAAGTGTTTCTAGGGAACATTTTTTACCACAATAGGCTTTTAAAATGGCAGGATGACCATTCCTACAAACCCACGTATCTTCAATTAACATAGATTGTGTGGCTAGATATTCCATGTCCTGTTTATACGTGTAGGTTAAACTTTCCTGAACACGTTTCCATTGTGTGAAAATTTCTGGTCCGGTGTTTTCAAAAATACCCCAATCATTACCACAAAGAAAATTGGCAACCAAATAATTGATGAATTCTTCTTCATCATAATTATATTGCTTCATCAACACTTCCAACTTCTTTTTGAAACTAGGCTTTACTCCAGCTTTTGGCTTTCGAGGAGCTATGCCACTGCGAATATCATAGTTATCAGTTGTGAAATGAAGGCGCAGAGCAGTGTATATTTTATAAGCATCATTTACATTCATACAGGTAGTTTGCCAGTTTTCTTTAACAAATTCATTTCTTCAGCTTCGGCTTGAATTTTTTCTTTCAACGATGAAGAAATCATGGATGCAATGGCCACCGGTTCAATGTCCTTGTCAGCACAATATTCTAAAAGTGCTTCCATATAACCAATTTTTCTACGAATGGCTTCTCGTTCAATAAACATTGAAAAATCTTGGGTGTTTGTGAATTCTTTTGTTATCAGATATTCGACTGATATTTGATTAGGATCCGTTTCTTTCTTTTTTGCCATAAGTGTTAGCTGCATAAAAAATGTGATTGCCAATTTGCTTTATTGGACGAGCAAATGTCCATCCTGGTGTGATGCTCGTATTATGAAAATACAGTGCATTCTTTAAACTAACAACACGGACGTTCTTTGTCAAGACTTCAGTGGCCACATGTTTGGCTCTCTGATATAACGAAGAGTTTAATGACTTTTTGGGAGCGCAAGTCCAAGAAAATTGACACCCACGGATATTACGTTGGTAAACTACACCACATATGGTTTTTGGAAACCTAGGATGACGAACTCGATTCATGGTGACAGTGGCGACTGCCAACTTACCGTCATATGATTCGTTACCGGCCTCGTAATAAATGTTTTTTGCCAAACAGGTTAGTTCAGATTGTGATATTCTTTTCGTGATAGGTACTGGCTTTTTAATAAGCGGCACCGGATTATGTGGGAAAGTTTTTACACCTATTGTTAGTAACATCCCAGTGAACAAAATCTGTTTAATCATATCTCCTCCTGATAGTCGAATACTTGATAATCATCATAAAATAGATGACGAACTACTTGTTTAAATAGCACATCCTCAAAATTTAAATGTTCTAAATGATTAGTTTTAATTGTTCCCACTTTTTGTAATTTGGCAACGTCTATACCTAAACTATTATATAACCAATCATTAAATTCTTCAATTTTTTCGTATTTAAAGTATTTTACTTTTGGATGATATGCCCAAAAAGTTTGAGTTTTAAAAAAAGAATCATAGTAATTAATAAATTCTACACCAAAAATTTCTTTAAAATCTTTATTGTTTTTAGGAATACAATTTCTTTCAAAATTGTCATACAAAAAATTAACTAAATCATCCATGTTATTCAATGGCATTTTACCAGGATGATTTATACAATTGTTCGTATCACACTGTTGATTTAAATCTGCTAAATGTTTTAGAGCCGAAATAAACCTTGTTCTTGGATCACGAAGAACAGTAAACCCAGAATATTTTTTTTCGTGTTGTGTATATAACACTGAAAATGGTTTATGAATGTGATAGAGTTTTTTATTACCAACAAAAAACTCATCTCCATTAGGATGGAATAATTGTGAATATGCTCTAGTTCCAGTTTTTGGAACTTTTATCCAAATAAACTTTTCATCATATTTTTTAGATTGAATTAACATAAATTAGCAACAATACGGAAAACAACAAAATCCGCCCTTTCCGCAATCACCATGCGTATAACAAAACTCTGGAGTGACTAATAAAATAGTTTCGCCATTATTTTCTGTAAGATATTTTTCTGTTTCAATCAAATCTATTTCACTTTCATTTTGTTCATACACCCCTATAGTATATCTAGTGTAATAAGCTACCCCTTCTACATCAAGAGAAGTTATGAAAATTGCGTATTTTCCATTTTCTATATCCATATCTGGATTTATAATTAATTCTAAACCTTCTTCTGAAAAAGTAGAATTTATCCAGGGCAATTTCTTTCTTAAAAAATTTACACCTGATAAATTTGTTCCATCATAAACAACAGCTTCGTCATAAATAGCACTATTTATAGGTACTTTATTTTTCAGTAAAATTTTAGTTATTTCACCTTTTTTAGCTAAAAATAAACGATTAAAAGGTTCACTCCAAATACTTCTTGAGTTTAAATAAGGAGCTGAGATTAAACGATTTGGAGTTGTTCCATATATAGCTTCATTTCTAAACAGCATATCCTGAACTGCATTATCTATTACTATATTTTGTATTTGTTGTGCAGTAAAATCCTTGTAAAGATTTATATATTGGGCAACTACACCAGATACTATGGCAGCACTCAATGAAGTGCCTGAAGCAAAACCAAAATTTTCATTATCTAAATTAGCTATCATAATATTTATTCCTGGTGCAAATAAGTCTACTTCTGGACCAAAATTAGTACTTTTAGTGAAATTCCATCTTATTACTCTATCATAAACATCAGTAGCACCAACTCCTATAACTGTGTTAAGACCAACAGGAGAACGAGTATCAGCTGCAACTCCATCATTTCCGGCGGCCGCCACGACCACGAGTCCCGCTTTTTGTAGTTCCATTATTTTAGCATCAACTAATTGACTTTTATCTACTGTCCAAGAACAATTAACTACTTTAACTTTTTCAGGTGTTAGGAGATGGTCTGTTAAAACAGCTTCAAAAGCCTCTAATAATTTAGAAACAGTGACCGCACCTACAGGAATCTTAACATTTTTAATAATACAATTCTTTGAAACGCCTGAAGTTTTTCCACTGATTAAATGAGCTAATCCCGTGCCATGTCCGATAGAATCATTGAAATCTTCATTGAAAGTATATAAATCTTCAATACGGCTTTGATTTAAAGCAAGATGATCCTTTTTAATACCAGAATCTACCAAGTATATGACAACATCATCACCGTGATTTATCGGGTTATAATTAATTTTAAGAGGTAAAGATGTAGTCACTAGACGTAGCAAATGCCAAGGCCAAGTTGCTGCTTCCACATTTAATGTAAGATTGCTCTCTTCTTCAAAAGAGGTTATTCCATCTATATTGTCAAGAACAGACAAATCAAATTCGGTTGGTAATGAAATCCCTAAAACACACATATTTGGTAGTTCGTAGACTATATCACCAAAATTAGAAAGAATAATTTTTAAAGCTTCTAAAGCAGTTTCTTTCGTATAAGAAATATTAACCAGTCTCATATAGTAACCTAGTTGAAGTTATAATAGTTTATTTATGTCGATTATATCGTTACTTTCAATAGCCCATGCCCTTTCCATACAAAAATAACATCCTCCGCACCGCTCGTAGCCAGGTAAGCCGCAAGATTTAGTTATGGACAATAAATCCAGTAAACCTTCGTCTTTATATATTTTTATTATTTCAGTTTTATCTAAATCTATAAAAGGACGGATATGATATTCATTGGCCACTGGGCCGCGGACGGGAGGAGTGTCGCCTGGTATATACACTGTAGGTTGTATATGGTATACTACTTTGTTACACCCCGTGTATACTACGCCAGGATATATCATAAGTATATTTTCTACTGCTTCTCTTATTAAAAATTTTTTATTTTTAAAATAATTTAATACATATCTGTCGTTAAAATTAACAGTCAAATATTTTATGATATTTTCTATTATTTGTTGGGTTTGCGTATTGGCATGTAAAACATGACAGATAATTTTTTTATCGGTTTGTTTAGATAGCAAAAATGTTAAAAGGGTGCTATCCGCACCCCCAGACATCAAAATGTTTATATTTTCAATATTTTCTGGAATATGTATATGCATAATATTAATGTGGGGGGTTTTCTGTTCCCAGGGTAACCCCAAACCCGGCATGCTACTTAATTAAGCAGCTAATGCAAGTGGCGAATTAAATGTGCCAGTTATAGTTTTTTGCTCTGCTTGCGGCAGTCGCCTCTCGGGTAGCTCTCTCTTGTACTTTCATCCTTGTCGAAACCAGGCACCCCCGTAACTTCTTAAGTACTACTAAAACACTGCTAAGTGGAGGTGAGGGGAGTCGAACCCCTGTCCAAGAATAAGTTCGATTTGAGCAATCTACTACCATCCTACATTATTATTTATCAATTGTTTAAAGATATACCAAGTGAAATCATACGTCCCACATTATATCCTTCTCGTTCCAAGGTGCCTTGCATAAACCGATACCGTGCATCCAACAGATTACGAACATCCAGTTTCACATTTGCCCGTTGACCTATTGGTGCTTTTACCGTGACATCTAACATATGACGAGCCTTCTCGACAATGTTTGGAAGTGGAAGAACACCAGCGGCAAATATTCTGTCACCTACCGTGTTATACAATATGGTTGCGTTGGCCCGACCACTCATTGACGAGTACGTTAAACCTAAATTAACAACATATGGTGCTTGACCAACTAATGACCGTTTACTATCCGTCACCGTTAATCCTCTGGTCGTATCCAGTTGTACCGTTGAACTCATCACCGTAATATTACTAAAGATTGAGAGAAAAGTCAAGACCTGCTTTCGTCCTTCCAATTCAATTCCAATATTATCAGCCATTAATGCATTCTGGAAATTGGCTTGATAGGCACCAGAGGTTGCTTGTTCTACTCGTTCAATGGGATCAATAAATTGTTTTGCAAATAATCCAATACTCAAAATTTCATTTGGGTTTGGGAAGTGTTCATAACGCATATCTATATTATTAATTAATCCCCGACGCAATTTATTATTACCCGTTACACTCACACCACCTAATACATCACGGAAGGTGACAGGTGCCAACTCACGATATTCTGGACGAGTGACGGTACGAGATACTGCGAACCGAAGATTGGTGTTATCACTAAATCGTGTGTTAAGAAGAAACGCCGGTAACACATCAAAGTTACGCAAATTAGATGCTACCGTAAATCCACCTTGTGTTGCAGTATTCACATTGATGTCTGCATATTCTGCCCGACCACCCACAATCATTTTGATATGGTCTGCGAACTGAACTTCCGTCATGACATATCCTGCGGTATTCACATCTGTTGCCGTGTACGAACCTGCTTGCCCAATCGGTTGAACATTGATGGTGTTACACGTTGGACATGCTTGATTTTTACTGAAGATTACATCAGCAGGTTGTGTCGTTACCGTTTCATTTGCACGAGTAATGAATGCGTAAATCGGTGCTTGCGTATTTCGTTCGGTATTACGATAATAGGTTCCCACCTTCACAGTATGTTTATTACCAATGGTCAGTGTGTGATCCAATTGCCCGACAAGGTTCTGTTCTTGTAAATCAAAATACAACCGACGAGCCCCGTCCAATGAACTCAACAGCGAATACCCAACAGATGGGTTTCGTGCATACACCACATCAGAACGGTCAGGTTCTCTACGGCTGGTGTGTGCTGTCGTCAGTGACCACGAGGTTTTATTGTTGGTAGAGAGTTGATGGTCACCTTGTCCCGTGATGGATACGACACCCCGTTCCACGTATCGTAAGGTGGTGCGACGAATACTATCAGCAAGGTTTTCATCGTATCCTGCATCTACTCGGGCTTCATTGTCAGCGTTTCGGGTAAAGGTACTGTTCAATGAGACACGAGACATTTGCCCAATCATCGTGGAGAAATTCGCAATACCACCCCACTGTACACCCACACGAGCAGTTTGTCCATTCAATGTGGTCAAGGGTACCACGGTATTGTTTGGTCCTTGATTACCTACGGCAAACTGTTCGTTACTTCGCACTTCTTCACTGTATCCATAGTTTCCACTGAATACATACCCAATGTTCTTTCCCAATACTTTATTGCCACCTGCTGACATCCCCAACGAACTGTTCCCACGACCGTTACGATAATAAGGTGACCAGACATTCCGTTGGGAACGAATGATGTTATTCATCTGTTCTTGTGTGACCGATCCCAAGAAGTTTGCCGTTGCTAAATCCGTTGGCATGTTACGAGAGGTACCAGTGACAGCAATCAACTCACCACCCGCACGAGGAGCAAATGGTAAGGTGTTAGACAATACCCGACTGTTTGCTCCCACACTCATCGTATAATTCATTTGCTTTCGTGCAGGGAACTCTTTCGTCTTGATGTTGACTGTGGCTCCAGCAAAATCACCGGGTTGGTCTGGAGTGAACGTCTTACTAGTACTGACTTCTTGTAACAAACTGGATGGGAACAAATCTAATGGTACGACTTTCCGTTCGGGTTCTGGACTTGGAAGTCGTACACCATTCAAGTTTGCTGTAGTATAACGTTCACTCAATCCTCGTACTTGAAGATACTTACCATCTTGTACCGTTACCCCACTGATACGTTGTGCTGCTTGTGCTGCATCTCCATCGGGTGAACGAGAGATTTGTTCTGCGGTCACTGCATTCGTCACATTGGTCGCGTTCTTCTGTGCATTCAAGGCGGAATTGATACTACCGTTTTCTTTTACTGCGGTGACACTGACGGTAGATAATTGTACGTTAGCTACTTTCATTACAATGTCTTGTTCCACAACACCATTTGCTGGAACCACGATACCCGTAATCGTCTTTGGCGTATATCCAATACGACGGACTTGAATGGTAGTCGTACCTGCAACCGTTTGTAACCGATATCGTCCATCCACACCAGACATCACACCCGTCGTGGTACCAACAACTTGAATACCGACACTGGTTAATCCTTGACCAGTTGCTTCATCAAGTACTCTACCAACAATTTGCCCCGTTTGGGCAAATACCGACGAAAACGGGGCAAAAAGAAGAAGTATTAAAAATTTTCGCATATATTTCTTTTTAAGGTTAATAACTATTTATTGGAAATATACACGGTATATGTTCTATGTCAAGATGCTACCATTAAATCCTCACATGCCAATCGGGCAATAATATATTCCTTGACTAATGGTCCACGAACAATGTCTTCCACATCAAATTCCACATGACGAAATGACGGCATATGGTTGGCAATTGCCATGAATTGCTTTAATCCTGACATGTCATGACGCTTATTTAAATCTGTTTGCCGGAAATCTCCACAGAAAATGATTTTTGTATTTTGACCAACACGAGTCATGATACTATTCAATTCCATATCCGTCATATTTTGTGCCTCATCGACAATCACGATACAATTATCTAAAGTTAATCCACGCACATAAGATGTCACCATGAAATTGATGAGACTTTGTTCCTTGAGCTTGATATAGGCCTTGTCTCCAAAACGAGGAAATAAATCGGAACAAATTTCTTGATATGGTAATGAATACACTTCTACTTTTTCTTTTTCTGAACCTGGTAGAAATCCAATATCTCGGGATGGTACAGCAGAACGAACAACAACGAGTTTTTTATATTCTGAATTTTCTAAAATTTCACGAAAGGCATTATACATGGCAATGTATGTTTTTCCTGTTCCTGCAACGCCATGCAGGAGAAGTGCTTTGTTTCCTTTTCGATAATAATTGAAGAATGTCTCTTGGTTATAGGTGAGGGGATAAATGTCTTTGAGGTCAGCTAATCGTACTTTATACTTTGATTCTTGTTCTTCTTGGACAATGTACGTTTCGGACGAGACTAGCTTGAGGCGTTTCTTTCTTGACATACAACTCTCGTTGGGTTAAAGGTAAAAAAACTCCGGGGAGGCGCGAGCCCCACCGGAGTACAGCCAAACAGATTTCATCAAATGAAACTGCTATTATTTTTGATAGTTGAACCTGGAGTTTTTTCATGAATCTTTTGTAGTACCTCTTTGAATCCACCATCGGGTCGTCGAATACGGAGTCGAACAGCATCACCTATAGCAGGTGCAGTCAACATCACTTTCTTGACGGCTACCTCACTACAGTTCGGACAAGGTTCCTCCTCTGGTAGATTCATGGTTGAGATACTACGAAATTGTGTGAAATAATGCTCACATTTTTCACAGAGATATTCATAAGTCGGCATATTTTTATTTATGTTTCATAGTTTTCTGCAACACGAGCAATAGCATCACGAACCCAACTTAACAACAACACAGCAGATTCATTTCCTGATACTAATCGTTCAATATTGTCTAATTCTTCTTCAATATCTGTACGAAAATATTGAAGGCGGCGTTCCAACTCTTCATAGTATTCTTCATGTTTCTCCATATATCCCCCTACTTGATAGAAGATGCAGAATCGGCATGATCCTTATCCTCACGAAGTTCAAGAAAGACTGGAAGAAATAAACTGTGTTGTAATGTCTTTTTGTCCTGAATACGAGCATTATACTTCACAGCAACAATCTTCCCTACTGTGTTCTCTCTAGTGTATTTATCACGCTGTTCGTCGGTAAATCCAGATCCCACATTTACTTTCACCAAACTATCAGAGGATTCCAATACAAGAGCACCCAATTTGCCAACATTCTTTCCTGTACCTTCTTGCCAATCAACACACAACAAATCACATTCCAACTCACCTTTAAACTTGATTTGTGATTTGGTACGCTTGTCCTCCCACAATCCCCAGGAATCCTTTAGAATGATACCTTCTTCTCCACGTGAAAAATATTCTTGAAATACTTGCTGTGCTTCTTCTTTACTTTGCACAATTTGTGTAGTAATTAAAGAAATTTTTTCAATGAAATACCAATCTAATGCCACCAACATCTCAAAACGTTCCTTGTAATACTTGTTATAAAAACCAATCTTGAAACTTTCAAGCGGAATTACATCCCAGATGGTGGCGTGAACAAGTGCTGCCTCTGCATCCTTGATAGTCCCCTTTACAGCCTTGTTCAGAATACCATTACCTTTTTGACGATTCATGATTCCAGAATTATCCTTCACAATCAATTCACCATCAAATACAACATTGGGTGTTTTGGTGGTACTAGAAATTTCTCTAGCTAGCTTTTGAAAGTCCTCTTCTAAGTTACCAAGTAAATCAATAATTTTTCCATTACGAGAACGGAATGTCACCTTCCCGTTTTCCACAATAGCATTGAAACGCATGCCATCCAACTTCAACTGCGCCATGGCGGGATATTTCATGGCATCCATGAGTCGTTCTTCATATCCTGATGCTAACATGACAGGATATGTAGGAATCAACCCGGGAAAAATTTTATTAACAGTGGCATCTGAAACACCACAACGCAAATCCTTCTCAATGATGCGTTCAATAACATAAGCATCTTCAGCAGGTAATGATTCCAAAATCCATTGTAGATGCTGAAATGCAGCATTGCCTGTAAGCTGGCGAGAAGAAAGTTTCTCAAGCTCAGTGAGTGCCTGTTCAAGTGTAAGTTTACTCTTAATTACGCCGGTCTTGTAAGGCGGAATGCGACGAATGAAAAATTGCGTATATGGATCTAAAGCAAGAAATAATGCTCGCTTGAGATTAGGTTCATCAGCGTGCTTCTTTAAAATGGCTTCCTTTTCTAACCGACTGGTAGTTCCAGCCAGGGCACGAAAAATATATTCCATAGTTCCTCCTTGAGTTACTATGAAATATAATGTACAAGAATGGTGATGTCAATGGTTAATTAAACCATTTCAATTTCACCAGTTTGCATATTACACACCACTATTTTATTGATTTTTTTATCCGATATTTCTGTGTATTTAAGAACTTTATCTATTCCTAGTTCTTTGGAGCTAGACTCAAATATTTTATAATTGAAATTGAAATTGTAATGTTTGTTTAATTGGTTTTGTATACTATTCAAGAAATTAAATCTTTCATCAGGTGTAGCTATAGTATTATTAAGCAACACAATTGCAAAGTCATAATGCACATGTTGGTCAGGCCTATGAAATTTATCCCAGTATAGTTTAGTAGTTTCTACTATATGATATGGGAATAATGCTGGAGTATAAGATTGATTTACTAAAGATGGCCGATATATCTCACAAAATAAACTTTTTTGTAAATTGTTATTTACAATAAATTCTGCATTTTTATTAAAAAAATCTGTAAGAATATGATGTATGCTACCAGGTCCATAAGAACTTATAAAGGTAAATATTTTTTTTGCAAATAAAGCATAGGTAGTTCTTCTCATAAAAAATATAGTGTCACTGACCATTCTTGCTTCTAAATTTAGATGATTAGTTTGTATCTCATTTTCCTTTGGAAAGGAAAAACTGTGACCATCTAATACCTTTATAAACATGTCTGGTCTAGTCAATAAAACATAATCATAATCATAAGAGATTCTATCCTCTACATAAGACCACAAAAAAGAATTTTTGTGGTTATATAATAATTTGTTTTCATCCTTATAAATTTCGTAATTAATAATTCCTTTTTCTTTTTTTGCTTTATATAATTCTTGTGTTTTTACATTAGACGATAACTCTAAACGAGTATCAATACCTGTTTTTTTATAATCCAAATCCCATGTGAAAACATAATTATCTTGGGAATCAAAAATGTTCCAAGAAGGATAACAGGATGAAAATTCTCGTAAAAGACCACACGCAATAAACGCAACTCGTTTAGACATTTAATTCTTCCATATTAACAGTTAATATATCTTTAAAAGTACGCCCAGTTAAATAAGTATAAGTTTTAATTTTGTCCAAACCTATTTCTAAGGATTCAGCTTCAAAAATCTTATGAGAATAATTAATGATTGGTGTATTTAGTTTATGTAATGCTAGGTCTCTTTCTTTTGGTGTTAGTATTGTTGGATTAATTAATAATAATGCTATTTCGTAAGGAACACCTATTCTTTCTGGTGGCCTGCATCTATCAAAACTAATTTTGAATTCCTCAGATAAATTACACATAAAAGATTCTTCACCAATAGCTGACAAAATCACTGAAGGCCGTCGTATATCACACATGAAAAATTTTTTTAGATTATCATTTATAATGAAATTTTTATGTTTATCAAAAAAATCTGTTAATTGATGATGAATCATATGCATGTGTTCATTTTTTGTGATATAGTCTGAAAAATACTTAACAAACACACTATATGTGCTTCTTCGCATAAAAAAAACATAATCTCCCATTAAAGGACCATCTATACAAAAAACTTGTATTTCATTTTCTCCCGGGTGTATTAAAGTAGGAAATCTTCGCTTATAGAAATACATGTCTGGTCTAGTCAATAAAACATAATCATAATCATATGAGATATTATCTTCCACATAAGACCATAGAAAAGGACTCTTTAAAGTAGGGTTAATATTGCCATTATCTTTATACACCTGGTAGTCTAATATAATTTTTTTATCTTTAGCTTCTATAAGGTCTTCAATTTTAGTTATAGATGGTATAGGCTTTTCAAGGCAAGATTTTTTATAATCTAAATCCCATGTGAAAACATAATTATCTTGGGAATCAAAAATGTTCCAAGAAGGATAACAGGATGAAAATTCTCGTAAAAGACCACACGCAATAAACGCAACTTTATTCATATTAAAATAATACCGGTATGTTATACATGTTTTCAAAATCCATGGCATCTGTTTGAGTATTAACCATGGGTTTTCCTTTTATATTTAAACTAGTGTTTAAAATCATTGGACAACCTGTTTCTTCATACCAGCATTTTAAAAATTTATAAAAGTCTGGTGAATCTTTTTCAGAGACAGTTTGAACTCTAGATGTTCCGTCTACATGAACGATGGCAGGAAATTCTAAAGGATGTTTACATGTTGCTGTAAATTGCATGTAGGGAGAGTCTTTACATGGTAAATGAAAATACTTATGAGCATGTTCAGCCAAAATAGCAGGGGCGAAAGGGCGAAATTTTTGTCGTTGTTTAATAACATTTACCATATCTTTTATATTATTTCCACGTGGATCTGCTAATAAACTTCTATGACCTAAAGCTCTTGGTCCAAATTCAGACCGGCCGGCAGCTACACCAGCAATTTTGTTTTCTAACAATGTATCTATCAATACTTCATTTGGGTATCTATTACCGATATCATGGCCCAGATATGGATTCTTCCAATTTAAAAATTCTTCCTGAAAAGCAGCAACACAACCTAAACTATTTCCAGCGTCCCCTGGGTTTGGCATAATCCAAACATTTTTAAAATACTTAAAAGCTATTTCATTCGCCACACAATTTAATGCACAGCCTCCGCTTAATACTACATTATCAGAATTTGTTATTTTTTTTGTTTTATCTAATAAATCGTGCAAATGAAGTTCATATATGAATTGTGTTGCAGCTGCAATATCATACTTGTCTTGTTCAGTGTTTAATTCTGGTCTCCACCAGGAACATCCTCTATGAAGATTGTGATTTAGCTTTAATAATTTTTTACTATCAAAAAAATCTTCTAATATTATAGAAGTATATTTTAATGGATCGCCGTATGCTGCCATACCCATCAATATATATTCTTCTTCGTTAGGTTTTAATCCAATTCGATGTGTCATAGCTGAATACCATAACCCCAAACTATGCGGATACTTGAGAGACATTTTTTTCTGTAGTCTAGTCCCCTTTCCATGCCATATAGTAGTAGTATCAAACTCACCTATAGCATCTATTACAAGAACGGCTGCTTCTCTAAATGGAGATGTGTAATATCCCCCAGCCGCATGGCTGTGATGGTGACCAACGAACTCAACGGGTGCATTAATACCATATTTTCTTAGATATTTTTTCGGATTATGAAATTGCAATCCTTGCCCGGCATATAAACCACGTAGACACTTTAAATAAGGATTTTCATGCCATATAACTAAATCAGGATTACCATATTTTAATGCGTCTTTGACTATGCCTAGGTTTATATTAGGATCATTTTTTAACCCAGAATATCTTTCGCTTTGTGATGCAAATAATATTTCGTTATCTTTTATAACCGTTATAGATGCATCATGACCGGGAGCGGAAACTCCCCAAATTAAATTACTCATTTTACGCGAGGCCTATTATTGGTATAAAGTTCGTCAGGAGCTGTATAAACTTTTCCATTGCCATCCCAAATCCAAGAAGAATCTGTAGCAGGCACACTATTTACTAAGTGTGGATGAAGAGATTTTATTCTCTCAAAGATATTTTCAGCCATAACAGTGTATCCTTTAGCATTAGGATGGTCACAAATTTCCGACAAATGTTCTGGTTTTAAATTTTTAGATAAACTATCCCATTCTGAATCAATAGCTTTATCTTTTAACTCGGGCGCAAGCAGTTGTATATTAGTAGTTATAAAATTATTAAAACCCCCATAAAGAAAATTCATACCATATTTTTCACAAATTTCATTTATCACCTTGACATAAAAAATTTGTTCTAGGCACATGTCTAAGTCTGGATTTTCTATGAAAGTAAAATATTCCATCATTAACGGATGTGTTTGAAACTTAGTATTGGTATTTGCACCTAATAATAAATCAGTAACTCTTCCTCCAGTATAAAAACTTATTCTAGACGGAAAAGTCATTAACCAAAAAATAAAAATATCATACTCAGTTTGTAAATTTTTATAATCCTCTAATTTTTCTATAAATCTTTTAGCTTGGCCGGAAGTAGAAGATCCTCCAAGCCCTTTATTAATACAATAATCATACCCTAATAGTTTTTGTAATTTTATCGGCCATCCTTCTTTATGAAAATTTGGACGATGCAATTGATAAATGCTTTGTGGTATAAGGTCATTTTTTCTTTCTTTTTTAGTTAAAGGTTTTTCTATATCATCAGAATACGCCCCCACACCCTCTGTGTAACTACACCCCAATGTAATTAGTAGTTTTTTTTTCATTTAATCCTCTAAAAGTTCTTTTAATTCCGGAAAAGTCTGTGTGAAATTAGTTTTTCTGCGCTCATCATGTTGTTTAAAAAATAATTTTAAATTTTTTAAAGCAATTTCTTTTTCTGAAGGTTTCATATTAGCACCTTCCTTCATCCATTGTAGATTTCTTTCAGCTTTATCAATTTCAAAGTCTCTAAATCCTCGGAAATCTTGTTTAACTTCATCTGACCTATTCTCTTTCATGAACTTTATGGATTTTTCCAGATATTTATGATATTTAGGCGGTAGTATTTGTATACACTGCCATAAAGGATATCGTAACAGTGGAATATCAAATCCTATACGCTGTCTAGGATTTAAAATAAAATCTGGGTGTTTATACCAAGGATCAATTATAGGAATTTTTTTAATTCCTTGTTTTTCTCTAGAATATTTTTCTCGTAGCTTTAATATGTACTGTAAAAATTTATCAAACTTAGGTAAACTTAAAATGTTAAAAGTATTAATAAAAGTAATGTTAACTTGATTAGTTTCTTTTAAAATATATTCAATATTTTTTTGCAATTGTTTAAAATTCATACCATGACGTATATATTCAGCGTGTTGTCCATACGAATCTAAACTCACAAAAACGGTTACGTTTTTACACGCAGGCTGAACGTACCAATGATTACCAGAACTCGGATTAAATTTTTCATCATCTTTCCAAATATGTATTTCTTCGATTTTTTTTATTTTTTCTACAAATTTATGTAATAATTCTTGGTTCGGGGGACATAAATTAGAAGTAATGCTCAGTTCTAAATCTGAATTTGGATTTTCATTGATGTAATCTAACACTTTAAAAGTATTATGATCCATTAATGGTTCTCCGCCAGTCATTCTAAAAACTTCAAGATTTTTATATAGTTTAGGCCACCATTCCCAAAAAGCCTCTACATATGGATTATCCCTATTAGATACTTTTAATGGCATGAGTCCATCACGTTTTAAATAAAAAATATTGTTGTGTTCGCCCTCATGTATTTTATAAGAACCATGTTGTTTTATTTCTTCCTCCCACGTAGAACTTAGATGGGGGCTACAATAGCTGCATTTAAAATTACATGCTTGATTAAAATTTACTTCCACATATCTTGGTTCTATATTATCTTCGGCACCAACTTTTTGTATTTCTTTAACAGAATTTTGAGCCCAGGGCTCACCACTTCTATAAATTCTGTCACTTCTTCCCCCAACATCTTCTATCCTCCAGCAATATTCACAACCGGCTGGGCGCTCGCCGGCCAACATTAGTTTTCTTTCTTCCTTTTTATGTGGTGTATTATGCAATATTGAAGGATCTTCCTTCAATAATTCTAATGGTATTGGATGCGTGGGAGGATGATAACAACTGTGTGTTCTTCCATTAGTTAAGTGTAAAGAAACTTGTGCCCATTTAGCATAACACATGCTATTAGAAATTACAGATAACTGTTTTTCTGCCTTATCGGCATTACTATCATAAAAACTTTTCATATCTCACCCATAAACTTTGCAATTTTTTCAGCAGCATTATAATTACTACCACTACCAGAATGTAATAAGTCTCTGGCCTTTTTATCATTAGAGAAAACTAAATTGGAATTAGTGAAATGTGCTGTCTGTTCAAAAAAAGATCCCATAACTAATTTACATTTGTCTTCCCAAAAGCTTTTAGCCATCATAGAATTAAACATACCTCTAGCATTAGCATTTATTTCATCATAATTAAAAGAATCAAAATAATTAGTTTGTATAGGATCTACTGTATATTTTGTAGATACCTCACTGCAATTCCAAGGTCCAACATGCGCTACACTTGTTTTGTTAAAAATTAAATCACGGTCTAATGTTGTCCATATATAAACAATACTATAAGGTATACCAAATAATTTATAAAACAAAAAAGAATTTACTGTATTAAAATAAATTGAACTAGAAGGAACTCCTAAATTTATTACATTTTTACCGGTCAACATTTTTAAATGATGACCTATGGTTTCATCTTCAGCAACTGAGGAACCAAAAGTCAAAGAACAACCAAATAATATTATAGAATTTTTTATTATTTCTGGTGTTAGTGTAGAAAGTTCTCCTGTTCTATAACCATCACTATTAATATTGTAAATTACTTTTTTAGTTCTGTAGTGCCAATCTTCTGGTTGTGTACTTAAATTAAAAATGTATTCATCTTCTTCTCTTTTATTTAAAAAATGCTTTGTAGAGTACTTTGCAACCCAACCAGGCAATAATTTATTTTTATATCTAGGAGTAATTTTATCTAGAATACTTTTTGGATGAAACCAATGAAATTTTTTATTTACAGTTTCACCATTGATAATATTCATATTAGATGAAGTTAAAAGCTTGTAAATTTTTATACATTTGTTCTGCAATGATTTTATGACCTAATACCGAGGGATGGCCGCATGGTGTTAACATACCGCGCGGAGTTCCTTTATGTTGATTACACCATTCCATCCAATTCAAAGAGCGAGCGTTTTCACCTTCTAAATCGAACAGATAATCAATAACACTAATTTTATCTCCTAATATAATATAATTGTCCCAAGGTATAGAGTCAACTAATTTCACGAACTGTTCTTGCTGCTTTCTATCTGTTATATGAGGAGCAAAGCCTTGTATAAATGCTTCATATGTAATATACATATCAAATGCATTTACAAATGCAAATTTAGCATTATGAGCTTTACACCAGGTCATTGCTTCCTTTATATTACCAATACATTCTAAAATTCCAAAAGAATCTGACCATACGTGGTCATGATATGCTTGCCAAAGAGACGGCATAGTAGCATTTTTGTCCCAGGGATGTGGCCACATCGCATAAAAATGATGATGGTCATTAAAAGCTTTAGATATAAAATCAAACCGGTTGATACTGCTCAACATAAAAATTACTATTTTTTCTTTGGCCTTCTCTAAACCTAAATCTGGATGATAATATAAATCTCTAACTGCCGCTCTATTACCACAACCTCGTTGACCTAAATTAACCGGGGTCCATCCAGGCATATGATTCTTACATAGTTGATTTACCCAAGAACCTTCATATTCCAACTCATATACATTAATAGAATAATCTTTATGGTGATTACCAGTCAAGTCCCATTCATAGTGTTCCCATATATTCCAGGGAACTGCTCCTTGACCTTGGGTAAAACTATCACCAAGACCTATAACAATTTTTGAATCTTCTGTAATAACAGGATAACTTTTTCTCCACATAATTCACCCAAAATATTGTATGTAATAACGTTCAAGTTCTAAAAAGGCCGGCGGCTCTTTTCTTATTGTATTTATTTCAATTTGCTTTAAATTATGCTCTAGAATATCTTGCATACCTTCAAACCATTCAAATTTATTTTTTATGGAATCAATTTTTTTAGTATTTTTTATTAAAGCTTCTAAACGATCCCATGTGTCCATAGTATCATAACTCTCATCAATAAAAGGATGAAAAGTTTTATAACCTAATTTTTTTAATTCCTTTAAAGAATATTTTCCGCCCCATATTGCGAATGGAGTAGAACAACATATAGGCTTAAAGGTTTTTTCACTCAAAAAAACAGATTTTTCTTTATCTCCACATGCAGCTTCTGGAACTATAGAAAAGAATGTATCCAAACAAACATCATCATTAAATCTATGAATATAGTGTAAATCGTTTAATTCATTATTTGATTTTTCATAAACCAATTTTGGAAGAATTTCACTGGATTTTTCAATCTGTTCTCTGGTTAATTCTTTTCCTTCCCATGAGCGAACATGTCTTCCATAATCATTCATACTAACTAAACCAGAATCCAATAGTTGTTCTTCGAGCAATCTTACAAACATCCATACTCTATGCTGTCTTTGTCTTTTGTTTAAACACGCAAAGGTTTTGATATTTTCAACGTGCTCTTTTTTATAAGACACATGTTTTTCAAAAGTAGGAAGAGGAGTATCACTTTGATTTCTTTTAATAGAATCATAATAAACTACATGCTCAAAATGTGGATAACCTATAGCTCTTATTCTACTATCATAACTAATATTTCTAGAATCACACCACACATGATAGTGTAATCCTGTCATCATATTACCTGTCACATAAAAAATACACCGCGGATTTAATTCATATAAACTACACTGACTGTGAAAAAATTCCCAAATATAATCTTGATGATATCCTTCTAAACTTTGGTCTATAACTAGCATAGCTTTTTTATTTCGAAGGTCCTTCAAATAAACTTCTGGTAAGTTAGAAAATAACTCAGGTTTAGCCCAATCATCAGGACCATGAGAAACACCGATAGGTATTATATACTTATCTACTGAATCCGTATTTTCAGGTGTAATTTTATTAAAAATAATTTCTCTAGGATGATAATAATTATTATATCCTTTCAAATCTGAAATTGCCTGCATTAAAGTAACTAATGGAGATGCGTGAGTTATAGGGTTTCCTGAAGGAGTTTTTTCAGAAAACCCTAACAGATTACTATTAGTTTCGTAACTTTCGTAACAAAGATTTATAATCATTTTATCTTTTAGAAGAGTGAGTGTTAACCTATTTTTCTAAGCAAAGATTCTTGTTCACACATCTTCCAAAAATTTATCATTTCTGGAAAAGTTTCTAGAAAATTTGTATTTCTTCGATAATCAAACTCACAGAACCAATTATAAAAATCTGCTCTACCTTCCTTTATTTTAGTAATTGAATAATTTTCATTAGCAGATGAAGATGCCATATAATCTCTTACTCTTCTGAATTTCTCATATTCTAAGCTAGAGAATTTTGTTACATCACTATCATCCATATTATTTTTCAAAAATTCTAAGGTTTTATCCATATACGGTAGATAATCTTCTAAAGGAAGAATATTCATATCATACTGTAGTGGCTCTTTCAAATAAGGAGTATCAAATCTTATTTTTCTTTCTGTAGGGTCTAATGTATTAATAACAGGTATAAATTCATCATATTTTGCTCTCCATTCTAGGATTTTTTCTAGGAGTAACGGAAATGTGGTCACAGATAAAATATTAAATGTGCACATAAATGTGATAGGAGACTTAGTAGTTTTAATGTAAGTATCTAGATTTTGTTCCCAAACCGCCAGGTCTAACCCAGTTCTAATATACTCCGCTCTTGGTCCCCATGTATCTATACTAGTCCATAATTTAAACTGTTTAATTTTTTTCTGTTTTATTAAACGTGACACTGTGGTTCCTAGCCTTTCTACCCACTCATTTTTACCACCTAGATTACTATTCATATTTAATTCTAGGTGTGGCAATGGCTCAGAATCCAAAGAATCTAAAAGATTCCAGGTGCTTTTATGCATCAAAGGCTCGCCGCCTGTAATACGTAATATATTAAGAGTATGCTTCATTTTGTCCCACCAATCCCACCAAGCCTTTACATAAGGATTTTCATCCTCATTTTCAAAAACTGTATATCCAGTAGGCTCTAACCGATGATTTTTTACAGAATCATACGGACCAAATTCACGTATTTCAGCATTGAATCTAGAACTTGCAGTAGGATGACAATAACCGCATTTAAAATTGCATTGATTGGAAAAAGAAAGTTCTATGTATTCTGGATTAATATTGTAATCCGCACCATGCAAAAGAATATCATCCAATCTTTCTTTGGTGTAAATAGATGAATTTCTTATATGCCTATCAGACACATAATCCTCTCCGAGTTTTTCTACGTTCCAACAATATTGACACCCAGAAGGTTTTTCTCCTTTTAACATTGACAATCTTTCTTGTTTTTTAATAGGAGTATTATGTAATAATGAAGGATTAGAGTCTAGACCCTCTAATGGAATTTTATGTGGCGGTGGATGATAACAACTATGTGTATGTCCTGTTTGAAGATAAATTTGCGAGTGATGCCATTTAGCTAAACAGAATGTTGGGCTAATGGAATTAATTACAGGTAAAGTATTTTTTATTCTTTCTAAATCACTCATGTTTTATAACCTATAGTCATATATCTGTTAAATTCTGTACAATTCAATAAACCTTTAAATACTATTTGATCCATTTTATTCATTTCTAAAAAATTTTCTAAAGACGAAGAGCATCTAATATGCTCTTCACAATCATAAAAATTGTTTCCTTGCAAAATTATAGGGACATTCGTGGGAACTTTAGACAACCATGTATCAAAAGTTTTTTGCGTTATATGTTCCGTAGATGTATTTATTATTAAAGAAGTTTTTTTAGAAAAATCATTAAAATTTTCCATATTGTCAACAATGAAATTTATACGGTCATTTTTTAATGACAACCGATTCCCATAATAAACACACTCTTCATCTAAATCTATACTATAAATGGTTGTTTGAGGATAATTATCACGGATAAGTTGTGCTAATATACCGAACCAACCCCCAAAAATATAAATGGAGGACTTTTTCCCGATTCTACAATGGTTTTTTAAATTTTCTAATAACCAATATTTACTATTAATTTGGCTAGCCCAAAAATTTTCTAGAATACGGTATTGTGAGTATCCTTTTTCCTCTCGTATTACATTTATCCATTGTATAAACCTATTTGGATTAAGCATAATTAGGGATATATGAAAGGATCTCGCTCCTTCATTTTTTTAAAATTCCTTTTGACTTTGTATTTCATTAAAATGCTATAAAGATAATCTACTAAAATGTCTAGGTATTTCATAATGGGTTCAAATGTAAAATTTTGTTTTGGAATATTTTTTCGCATGAATAAGTTTCTTCTAAAATTTGAAAGGTTTTCATAGCATAATAAAAATTTAACCCTTGCACAGGAACAATACGCATCATATTTTGATATGAAGGAGTTTTTACACCAAAAGTTAAATATATCCACTTTGAATAATCTTTTGCAGAATCAATAAAATCGTACTCATCCATGTTTTCTTTGCTAGTATCAAAATAAAAATTATGCGGTATAATATGCCAATCTGAATACACATTTAAATTTTCCGTGGCGTACTTATACGCCACTTCCCAAAAATATGCATCTCTTGTTTCTGCGGTGACCACTAACGTATTAATGAAAGACAAATATCTTTCAATTGAAGATTTAAATAGATAGGTTTTTCTGAGAACTTTTTTACGCATTGTATTAAACGCATTATCTTCATCAAGATATGCGGAAAAATCTACAATGTCTGGCATAGTATAAATTTCCAGATTAAAAGCTTCTTTATTCATGTTTAAATATTGACTGCCGCACTTATAAGGAGCTACAATCATGTGATTTTTTTCTTTTTCGAAGTAAATAATCATGTTTTTATAGTATATTTTTCTAGTGAATGATTAATTTGATTGTTAACACGAACAAATTGTGTTTTTTTAGGTAATTCTTCAATGGTTTTTGCACCTACATAGGCACATGTTGAACGAATGCCCCCTAAAATGTCGGAAATTGTGTTTTCCACAGGTCCACGATAGGGAATTTGAACAATTCTGCCCTCGGAAGCACGATAATTTTTCACTTGGTTGTGTTTTTTCTGGGCTGCATGGCTACTCATCCCGTAAAAAGTGACTTTTCCATCGTGTATTTCTTGTTCTGACTCGTCATGACCAGCAAAAATACTACCGGCCATCACCATTTGGGCTCCAACCCCAAATGCTTTTGAAAAATCGCCAGGAAAAACACAGCCGCCATCACTTTGCACACTTCCAGACACTTCATCTGCGGCCTCGGCGCACTCGGCCAGTGCGGAAAACAGGGGAAATCCCACTCCTGCCATTCGCCGAGTAGTACACACAGCTCCTGTACCAATGCCTACACGTGCTAAATCAGCACCGGACTTGATAACTCGCTTAGTTGCTTCAGCAGTTGTGACTGTTCCTGCCATAATAAAGGCTTTCGGTAAAACAATTCTTGTTTTTCTAATAAAATCATAAAAAGGATTCATATAACCATTAGCCACATCAATAACTACCTTGACAGTAACATCACCATAATAATGTTGCATTAGTTCAGAAATAACTTTTGCCTTGTGTAAATCTTCATCCGACATGCCAATAGTGATGAAAGCGAAATCCTTTACACCAGGATTCCCCGACCTCATGGCATAATCCCAACGTTCAACACTATGATGTTTTGTGATAGCAGTAAATACTTGATGTTTAGCTAATGCGGCACACATAGAAAATGTACCGACACCGTCCATGTTAGCAGCAACAATAGGAACTCCAGTAATACTGGACCCCCATTTACCCTCAATTGTAGTAACTAAATCTACTTGACTACGGGAAGTGATGTCAGAAAATTGTGGAACAATTAAGACATCATCAAAATCTAATTTTATATCCATCACCCAACCTTCTTGGTCACAGTTTCATACAAATCTTCAAAGTTTTTGTGAAGTTCCTGCTCTTCACTAAAGTTACCCTTATGATAAGTTCTTGCCAACTTATTTAGTACTTTTCTATTTAGCTGCAAATCATCACAAATATCCTTCTTGATTTCCTTCAACATGTCTCGTTCTGCTTCCATTCTTGCCATGGATGCTGAAATGTCCTTTAATGCTCCAAGGAGTTTGAGCTTATCTTCCGGGGATGTAGGTAGTGTCATGATGTATTCTCCATAATTCAAAGTTGATTCCAGGATCAGATTTTCTGAACCGTGGATATGCAATAGTAGCATGTGTGAGGATAGGTTTTTCTTTGCTATCCGGATATCTTATATTAATATAAGTCACTAATTTTTTCAAGCTCTCATACTGCTGATTGGTATAAGTCATATTATCACGACCTTGCAAGCATATTCCTATACTAAACTTATTCCAGCCAGTCAAGCCATTCCATCTTGATGTTCCCGCATGTTCGGCAATATTTTTTAAATCCATGAATTGATGTATGGTGCCATCACGAGAAATAAAATAGTGATATGCTAAACCACGGATTCGTAACACTCGGCGCGTAAACGAAGCACCAAAATTTCCACCATCGTTATGAATTACAATATAATTTTGTGTAGTGTCCCGCTTACCTGCGCTCGGTAAGAAGTTCTTTACTACTGGGGGTGTTAGTAGTTGTAGCATTAGTAATAGTTCCAACATATACATCTCCTTTCTTGGGGACTATAAACCAAGCAACAAGATAGGCAGTGATGATAGGAACTGGAGTGAACCACAACATGAAAAATACAAATCTAACAATTGTTACATCAATATCTAATATATCGCTCAACCCACTGCATATGCCGCCGATTTTTTTATTTGTGGTATCACGATACCACGTTACACGAGTTCCTGATATTTTTTCCATGATAATTCCTTTGCCTTTGTTTCGAGGTCTATATCTATATTTAGCCCGTAATCGTCAATCTTGTTAAATGCATAATCTGAATGTGCGCGCGGGTTACCATCAACATTTTCATTTAGATTCTTACTTTCACTATAATGAAACAATGGAGTACAATCCCAGGTAGAGGCTGCTATTTCTGCGGCTTCCTGGGACGAGTAACCATCAGGGTGAAAAGTATGGTGAAAATAATCAAAGGTAATAGGCGTATGAATCCGCGCATAAATCTCCTCATGAAGTTGTCGCACAGAAAATGAGTTGGCTTTGTCGTCATTTTCCACTACCAGACGCTTTTTTGTTGTATCATTCAACTTATCAAATTGTTCACAAAAGTTATCAATGATGGTTTTTGAGTAATTCATACCCACATGAATGTTAAGTGGATAGTAATGATTGGCAGGAATGCCCATCATAGTGAAAATGTCATCATGATGATTCAAATCATGAATACTCCTACGAACCACCTCAGGCTTCGAAGAAGCCAACTTCACAAAATGATCCGGATGAAAACTCACCCGCATTTTTGTTTCCTTGATAATCTCACCTGCCTGAAACAACAACTCATTAATTACCTCAAAATCGGGTAATTGAAGAATGTGATATTCTGAGTTCCAAGGAAAAATATTACTACCAATACGGAACACTTCCACACCATTTTCTGCATTCCACTTCAATATGGTGATAAGATCCTGTGTGTTTAGCAAAGTTAGGGCGGACGTTCGCACCAAACCATTATCTTGAAGAAATGAGGCTTGGCGCAAAGTCCGCCCGGTGGTAACTTTTTGCTTACTTAGTGTGTTATTGATACAACAGTAACCGACACGATGTGGCATATATCCTCACTGGTTAGTCATAATATAATATAATCATATATACCACTTTTGTCAACTACTTCTTCCTATTACGGCGAGCCTTACGCTTCTTGCTACCAATCTTTCTACGACCAGTTCGTGGTCGATTCTTATGTGGATGTGGCATAATTTACTCCCTGACGGTTACATTGTTCCTTTAATGCTTCAACATGGTTCTTGCTCAATTCGGTTGCCATCTTCATCAATTCTTGGATGTTCTCCTGCGTTATTCTTACTTCGTTCGAATGCGTCAAGTTCATATAATCCTAACTCCTCTTGTATACGAGTTAATTCAGCTAAAGCCTTCAGTTGTTCAGTTTTAAAAATTCTTTCCCAATTATTGGCAAATGTTTCGCTATCAACACTTAACGGTCTTGGGCTATCTCCTTTTCCATTACTCATATAAATTATTCCTTTCAAACGCCCACCGTCTTTCTACACAACCCCCACAAGTATTACAATGGAGATTTTTATCAGAAAAACAACTATGAGTTAAAAATAACAAGTCTAACAAATTATTTTCTATATACATTTTTACTATCTCATCTTTTTTTAAATCTCTAAAAGGTATTACGATTTTTTTATGTTCAACATACTGCCTTTTAGGTAAATGATCCATGTGTTCATTACTACCTATATATAATGCATTTAATTCAACTGATGCTAAATGCTGAGCCCATCTAATGAATGTGCGTTCTCCGGTACTTTCTTTCCAAGGTATTAAAAATGGAGTTACATTCTTCACAAAACATATTCCATTTACATAATTTATTATGGTTTCTATTCTATTTAAATTTATGTACGGGTTAGTTATCGTATATAAATTTATTTTACTTATAGTTTTAGATAATTGATACAGGAGCAGTGTACTTTCAACACCCCCAGTAAAAAATAATCCGGTAGGCTTCATAATTTCCTTATAAAATTATTCCAGCTTATATCAAAGATGTAATATAATACAGTCTTTCCTATAAAGTCAAGTATGGAAATATTTAAACTAATATCAAAACTACCAGTAACAGCAAACGTAATTAAAAATGTTACTGTAACGGAAAAGAAACGATAAATGACAGCCTTAACTAGTAGTGTCCGATTGCTCAGCCATCTTCTTCCTAATATCAGTCGCAGAAATGCTCTCAATCTCCGCACCGAGATGAATTTGTTCCACCTTATACCCCACATCTCGCCCATAATATACTCCTGTAATGTTTGGGATTTGAATTATCTGATATTTATTTTGATATTCCCGTAAAGCAGCATGAATGCCGCGTGCCACCTTACTGAAACTAAATGGGTTCTTTTCATCTAACCCATGAGTATCACGAACAGCAATTAATACTTGTCCTTCTTTTTCTAGAATGGTTTCAAACAACTTTTTGTGTCCATCATGGAAAGGTTGGAACCGTCCAATCATCAAACCCGTAGGACGGTTGCTTGTGAACTCAGGACCAGAGTTTATGCGAGCAATAATATCATCCGTTTGTTTATCTACATCTCCAAATTCTGTGATTTCAAAATCCGGGCATGCAGGGGGAACAAACACCTTGTTGGTATCCTCAAATCTTCCGGCAGAAATGGTGTTCATGAATACAGTGAATTCTGCATCAAACTTTCTTCGTGTATCCTCAGTAGGACATACGAAATCTGCAACTGACCACTTCTCATAATCCTCGGCTATCCAAGCTAAATTATTCATTCGTTCCGCTTGGCGGAGACGACCCTCAGCACTGAAATCCCAATCATTATACTGCTTACGGATTTCGTCGGCATTGAAATACACGGCATTCAACTTTTCTGCTAATACCTTGGCCAGGGTAGTTTTCCCAGACCCCGGCAATCCCATAACTAAAATTCTCATATTTTCTCCGGTGAAGTGGACCATGTGATGCTATTCAACACAGGTTTATAATAGGTGCTAAGATGGTCTTCAACAAAACCACGGAATCCATTAGGGGTTTTAAACTCATGAAATTTTCCACGTGCAAAAACTCCATACGTGCCCACCATGTCCAACACATCCACTTTGTTAATGATAACATCCGTGATGTTGTTAATATACATGGCTTGAATTACGCCGTCAAGATCCAACCAGCGAACTTGTCGCTTTCTTCCTGTTGTGGCTCCAAATTCTTGTCCTAACTCTTGAATTTTATCCAAGATGATTTGTGCGCGCGCGTTTTCATGACCATTATTAAATGTCTTGAATCCAGAATATGTTTCATATGCCTTCATGACACCATACACATTTCTCCAGTATCTGGGTGCCACGCCGTTTAACGCCACGCTTCCTACAGTACAATGACTGGAAGTAACATACGGGTAATCCCCCCAATCAATATCAATTTGAAATCCCTGGGCGCCTTCAAGCAATACATCAAGATTGCTTACGGGATTTCCATATAGAAATTGATAAATGTCAATTAATTCATACGGGAGACTGGGATCAGCATATTTCACCAAATCTCCTATACGCATTCCTGTACGAGCATACTTGTCACGATAGGTAGGGCCAATGCCTTGGCGGGTGGTGCCAATCTTCATGTCCTTACCATCTTCAGATAAATGCTCTTCAGTGGTGACATGACAACGTTTATCAATATATAACCGTACTGTGAACCCATGTTCCCTCAACATGGTCATTTCATTATGAAGTTGTATCAAGTTCACCACACACCCAGGCCCGATGATACAAGGAATGTTATAAAACGCTCCCACCGGAACTTGATGAGTGACAATTTTCTTGCCCTCATGATAAATGGTATGGCCGGCATTAGCGCCTCCATTATAGCGAATCACAGCACCATATTTATTCTCTCGTGCCAAGTGATGTGCTACTTTTCCTTTTCCTGTATCACCGGCTTGTAAATCAATCACTACATCTGCATGTCGAAGCATAATATTTCCTGGTTAGGCGCTAAAACTGGTCCCACACCCGCACTTGCCAGTGGCATTCGGGTTTTTGAATGTGAATCCTGCTTCTGTTAATGTTTTCATAAATCCCAACTCCACCCCATCAAGATATTGTCCTGAAAATGGATCCACGATGATTTTCACATCATCGGCTGTATCTATAATAATGTCATCTTCAGCAGCCTCGGACTCCAAGGATAAACTATACTTGAAGCCTGAACAGCCGCCAGGCAGGACACCAATACGAAAATATTGTATTTCTTGTTCTTTGTTCGCGCGCAATTCTATGAGAGCTGGTTCTGTTATAATGATGTTCATGTTATCCTCCTATAACAAATATATACGGTGTTGAAAAAATGTCAAGTGTCAGATAACCATGAAGTCCGATAGGCTCTGGGGAATATACCAATGCGATATCCTGTGACATAGATGCCATCCGGGCCATGATTGTTTCTGCCTGTGGTTCTCCGTGCACCAAACACGGGTTGATATTCCTTGGAGAAATTGAAATCACCATTTTTATGAACATGTGAATAGGTGACTCGACCGCCAGAAATGGACACTTCGCCTTGAGCCAGAAAATGTACATTATCCACATGATATTCAGCACTGCCGTAATCCATACCCCAGACAGATTTTCCAATAATCATTTTATCTTTAATCACTTGATAGGCATCCGTGGTGACGTTTCTTTTATTGTTGGATTCCAATGTTTTATAGAATTGTTTTGTTTCTTTATGTTTGAAAATTTCAGGTGAGCTTTTGTCCGACAATCCCGAATAGTTCTGAAAGCCTTTGGCGTTGGTCCCCATTTTATACGAAATAAAGGCGGCAGGGATCAAGCGATGCTTTTTGTTATCAATTTTCACAAGCACCAAATCCGCCTTGGGTTCTCCGTTCGTGACAGGAATGCATCCAATGATGTTGGTGAAACGAAATCCTGCCACAGTTAAATTCATCCCATCTGGATCATCTAAAATTTTATCCAACGCCATGTTGAAATCAGACACGGCTTTCACATCCGAGGCTTCTTTAATAGTGGTCACCAACTTGCCTGACGCAAATGGTGTCGAGATGGTGAGAAAGGCGGAAGTGTCAAACTCTGACAACTTCAAGGCGGATAATCGTCCATATTTCACACTCCCCGTGACTTGCTTGCCGCCACCACTGCCGCCAAACTCGGCTGTTTTTGCCAACGATGTCAAGGGAATGATTTTTCTTCCTTGTTCTGTACCTAAGGCTTTTTTTGCTGCGGCATCCCCTGCCACGGCATCTCGTAACAATTTAGCAAACGCGGCAGTATATTTCGGTAATGCTTTCTCAGATCCCGCTAGGAATGTGAACTTCTCGCCCGCTTTCCATTTCTCTAGAAACGTGTCCAAGTTGTTTCGTTTCTTCAATTCCACTAATGAGAGAGCTTTCATGGCAGGTGGGGCAAGAGGTTCCTACTATTTATTCTCCTCTCGCACATCATCCCGAGCAATTCTGGCATGAGATCCCATCACCAACTTCGCCTCACGATATCCCGCCATTCTCGCCTGTTTCAAACTCGGGGCTACCACTATGGTGGAAAATTGGTAATTCTGAGTATAGGCGGTGTAAACATAGCTTTTCCGTTGTGGTCGCATCACATACACCCCCGAACGGTGCCATAGGCAGAAGTGGTGGCTTGGTCATCCCAGCGCGGATGCATATTACTCCCTCGATGATAATCACTATATGTTCCAAACGCTCGAATCATGCCCCCGATTCTCCGCTTTCTCACTGTCCAGCATGCCGGGGGATGGACACGAATCCCGACATCAGCCCAGCCCGTATGAGCATGGCCCCCCGAAGCATCAGTGATGTAGACATCATATTCTGTGTCAGCTTCAACTCTCACAATGTATCCTGACATGTTGGGTGACACAATAAGATAGGGATAACATCCCGATATGAAGAGAAGAGACAGAGTTACCAGAATGTTTTTCGTGAAACGCACCATGGAAACCTCGTGAAAAAGTGGATGTTATAGATGATAGTAAAATATAACAGAAAAAGTGTAGCAAGTCAAGATGTGCGCAGAAAAATTTTTCATGGAAATGGTTTGGAAAAGATGGGAGTTTTCCATGGTCGGGTGGAGAAAGAGCGGTACATGTATATGGGGTTTATCCCCGTCCTCTGCAACCAAAATGACTAGAGATTTCCATACCCGGGTTGCTGCAACCCCTACGTGTCCCCTCGCGCGATCCTCAGGGGGTTACCTGTCCCATCGCTCGAGCAGCCAAATCATCGCCCGGCCTGCTACAAGGCCCCAGAATAGGATGCCGGATAAAACGAAAAACTGCGAAAGCTCATGCATGTAGGTCATATTAGTTCCTGGCTCGGGTGGCGAAACGTGCGAGCTGACGGACGGCTTCCTTGTTCTCTGGACGCACATATACTAGGCGCGGCGCGGTCTTATGGTCAAACACCATGGCACCCACATACTGCTGCACACCACTACATGCCACGCAGGTCTGCGTCTCAGGCAATACTGCCAACCGTTCTGCTGGGATTTCTGATTTACACCGAAAACAATATCGCATGCTGTAGCTCCTAGAGTGTATATGCTGACGTACTAGTGTATAGACGTACCCGGGGGACGTACCCCCTCAGGCAGCCCGTCGGATCTGGGTGTACACGGTGAACCCCGTGGCATCATCCACCGCCTTGCCGTTCGCCGTGAGACCCACCACGACATTCTCCGGGTCCAGGAAGCGCAGGTCAT